AGATGTTGCAAAAATCGTAGAAACTATTGCTACTAAGAAAGCACAAGAACTTGACTCCTCTATTGAAAAACGCCTTGAACTCATTGCAGAACGTGAAGCAGATGCTAACCGTAAGCGTGCTGAAGCGGAACTTATGCAATTGCACCCAGATTTTGACGACATTCGTAACGACGAAGCTTTCCACACTTGGGTTGCCGACCAGCCTGAGTGGGTTCAAAAAGCGTTGTATGAAAATGAAAACGATGCTCGTGCAGCTGGGCGTGCGATTGATTTGTATAAAGTTGACCGTGATATTGCGGCTAAAAAGAGCAGTCCTAAAAAGAGTAATAAGGATGCTGCTAAAGCTGTGGAAACTCGGGGACAAAACTCTGTTGCGGATTCAAAAGAATCTCAAGCAAATCAGTGGCGAGAGTCAGACGTAGCTAAAATGCGTCCTGCAGAATACGAAAGAAATGAAGAGTCGATTGCAGAAGCTATTAGTACCCGCAACTTCATTTATGACATTTATGGCGGTGCAAGGTAAATTAGACTTTACAAACCTGCCAAAATGTGGTAAAAAATATATAAGAATCTAATTGCGGCCCCTTTCGGCAACCCGCGCTAATGCCCTACACAACATATGCGGCATATTTTTTGTTTCAGATTGTAGCCCTGAGTGTAGCAGGGTATACGATTTTCTTCCCTTCTAAACTACCCATGAGACGTTTAGCCCTGCTCAGCGCAGATACCTAGACTGACTGGCCTTTAAAGTGTTCAGAAAATCGGTGTTTTTAGCCCTCATTTAGGAGATATACGATGGCTTTTAAAACTGCCGCTGGATACGGTAATCTACCGAATGGCAACTTTAGCCCGGTAATTTACTCGCAAAAAGTCCAGCAAGCTTTCCGTAAATCTTCTGTTGTTGAGTCAATCACTAATTCCGACTATTTCGGTGAGATTGCGAACTTTGGCGATACCGTGCGTATCATCAAAGAACCAGAAATCACCGTTAAGGAATACGCTCGTGGTGCACAAATCACTCCACAAGACCTCGACGACGAAGATTTTAGCCTTGTTGTAGACAAGGCCAACTACTTTGCATTTAAAGTAGATGACATTGAAGAAGCTCACAGTCATGTAAACTTTGAGTCTCTGGCATCTGACCGCGCTGGCTACCGCCTGCGTGACCAGCATGACCAAGAGGTTCTCGGCTACTTGTCTGGTTATGCTCAATCTGCACTTAGCACTGCTGCTGGCGCCGTAAACACAACTGTTTCTGGTTCAAAAGCTGTTGCAACTGCAGGTTCTGATGAACTTCTTACAAGCATGAAGCTCCGTAAGGACAGCTTTGGTAACATCACCACTGCTGGTGCTGCCGACCACTCAATTCCTCTAGCAGCACGTCTGCCTGGTGCAACTGCGCTCCCAACTCTGACTGCCTCACCATTGATGGTAATCGCACGTATGGGACGTAAGCTGGACCAGCAGTTTGTTGACTCAGCAGGTCGTTGGCTGGTTGTTGACCCTGTTTTCGTTGAATTGCTGAAAGATGAAGACTCACGTCTTCTGAATGGCGACTTTGGCGGCTCTGGTCTGCAGAACGGTTTGGCGATTGGCCAATTGCATGGCTTCGATGTGTACGTTTCAAACAACCTGCCATTCGTAGGTACTGGCCCAGATACCACAGGTACTGCAAACCAGAACACTAACTATGGCGTGATTGTTGGTGGCCACTCATCAGCTATTGCTTCAGCTTCACAAATTACAAAGACTGAGTCATACCGTGACCCAGATTCTTTTGCGGACATTGTTCGCGGTATGCACCTGTACGGTCGTAAGATTCTTCGCCCAGAAGCAATCGTTACTGCCAAGTACAACGCTGCTTAAGGGAGGTAATCAATGGCTACTTTTGACATGACTTCCAGCGCAACCGCTGGCGTAAGTTCAAATTCTATTGCTGCACTTCCAGCAAGCCGCGATGGCATGAATATGCGCATGGTTGAGGCAATTCTGGACATTAGTAAAATTACTAATTACAGTTGCACCAACGGTGACATCTTTGAACTGCTTGAAATTCCTGCAAACACTTTTGTGCTGTTTGCTGGTGCAGAAGTGCTAACTGCTTTTGATGGTACCTCCCCAACTGTTGACATTGACTTTGCAGCTGGCGATGACATCATTGATGGTGGTGACGTAACAAGCACTGGCTTCCTTGCAGAAGGTACTAATGGTCAAGCAAACGATACCATAACAGGTGCTGCATCAACATTTACTCAATTTGTAACAACCACTGATACAATTGATGTAAAATTGATTGCGGCTTCAGCCGACGTTACTACAGGTAAACTTAGAGTATACGCTTGCGTTATAGACGTAAATGGTGCTCAAGAGCTTGCAACTGAAGTAGCTCGCGACAACGCATAATTTATTAGGGGAGGCGGG